TTATGGCGTGGTATCGGAGCGGTAGGAGAACGAAACCGGTACCGTGTAGGTTGAATCTCCCGTGATTCCAGGTCCTGTATCTACGGGAGTCATCGGCGTTACAACGAAACCGTTTCTGGTGTCGCGTACATACAGCGGGAACAGTGCGGTCAACTCCGCAGCAATCGGGTTCGTCTTGGTCTTGCCAGTGCCCGCCGGCGCGATGATGCTGACCTGGAACACACCGGTGAACAGCCGGTGATCGCCGCCGAGCGTGTTGCTCGCGGTGTCGCCCGGGATCGTGAACGCTCGCAGGTAGGTCTCGCCCGCAACCGGGGTGTGGGCGGCGTTATCGAAAACGATCTTCAGTCTCTCTGACCTGGCAGCGTTCCAGGCGATGAGCTTGGCCTCATAGATCGAGGCGATGATTGCGTGACTCATACCTGGTTATTCCTGATGGCCTCCAGCACGATTTGCTGGAAGCGAGCCACGGTTACCCGGACCATGCCCCCGGGGGCCTGAGTGGAATGGCCGAACTCCAGCGGAATCGCGTAGGGCAAGTTGTTGATGATGTAGGCCATCTGGCCAGCGGTGAAGTCGCTCATCGCAGCGACCAGCGCGGAAGTGGTCGCGGCGCCGCTCGGGTCCACCTCGTCAAAGGTGACGCTTTCGACCACGCCCAACGAGATGTGCCAGTTCGCCCGGAACCGGCCGCCGACGTAACCCTCGGGCGCCTTGATGTCCATGCCGTCGGTGAGCTTGCGCCCCTTCTTCAGCCTGCCGCCCTTGGTGAGGTTGGCCGGATCACTGCGCAATGCGCTGTTGTGGTCGTCGACGGCCTTGTTGTACTGAGTCGCCACTGCGTTCTGCGCCCAGATCTCCGGGTTACCCACGGGGGACATGCGAATCAGGCTGCTGCCCACCTCGATGATGATCTCGCGCACACTGGCGTCGATGGCCTCACTTGTCTGAGCCGCAAACTCGGCTAGGCTCAGGGCGAAGCTGCCGGACTGCCCGGAACCGGCCCGGCTCACGACCGCACCTGCAACTCATACAGGATCGGGGTACCGGCAGGGTTCACCTCTTTCAGCGGCGGCACGATAGACCAGGTGCGGCCCTGGGCGACCACCTTATCGAGCAGACCCGGAACCCAGGCCAAACCCTGAGCAGCGATCTTGAGCTTCTTGTCGCCCTGCCGGATGAGGCTGTTGTTCTGGAATTCGACGCCGGTGAAGTCGAGCAGGATGCCCTGGGCGGTTTGCTCGACGGTCGCGCTTGGCGACTCGCCGCCAGTCTCTGGGTCGTACTCGCCCGGCTCCGTCTTGCTGATGGTCACGGGTTGGCCGAACTCTGTGATCACTTCCAGAGCCATCACGGCCATTTCGTCGTAGAAGGCCATGGTGGCTCCAGATGCGAAAAGCCCAGCGCGATGGCTGGGCTTGAGATTACTTGTAACGCTGCTGTCGCTGCTTCAGCATTTGATCTGCCATTCCGGCTGCGCGGTGCGCAATCGATCCCGGTAGATAGTTCAGCTCATCCATTGGGGACCCCGTCTTTTTATCTGGCGGCGTGGATAGTGCAATTACTGCCGCTGCAAAGTACTGATCCCAGGCTGCTATCTCTTCAGGCTTCATACGCACCTCCGTTGTGATGGAGGTTGAACGCTATATCAGGCACGAATGGCAAACAAGCCACGCCTGAGAAGATAATCCGCAAACTGCGTAGCGCTAGGCCGATCCGGCGCCGCCGGCAGCAGTCGGTTGCTGGTAGACGGGATAGCCGCGTACTGCCGCGTCACTGCCCCTTCAACGCGATCCAGCAGCACCGCACCTTTGCGCTTCTCCACCGGGTCGATATCGTCCTGATGAATCTCAGCGGCCAGAGCCATCTGCCCGTACTGGATGCGGGCCGGGAGGTAGTTATTCGGCTTGATCTCCTGATCCAGCAGCACTTCCCGGCGCGGCCAAGACAAGGCCTGCTCGCTGTTCGACTTGCGCCCCTTCCAGGTCATGCCATCCATCGCCAAGGCGGCCCGGCGCAGCAGCGCTTCCTGCTCGGGAACACCAGCGGGGATGACCGTGCCGAACTTCACGGCATACATGGCCAGGTCCTCGGCGCTCGCGTAGCTTTCGGCGTCAGGATTGCCGGTGCCGTCCTCGATGATGAGTGTCATGCGTCAACTCGCTGGAATGGTTTGAAGATTGGCCGCCGGATCACCGACAGCCAGCAGCATTACTCCTTGGTCAGCTCGGCGACGAGTCTTTCCAGGGATTCTTTCGACGCGTTGGCCCGATACTGGACATTGGCTTCGTCCAGCTTAGCCCTCAGCGCCGCGATTTCACCAGCATCATCACCAGGTGTGGCAGCGCCCTTCTTGAGCGATTCGATCTCACCGCGCAGCGCATCGACTGTCAGCAGCAGGCCATCACGCTCAGTGGTCAACTCACCAACCGAAGCATGGATGGTGCTCAGCACTTCAAACAAGCTCAACGCCATTTCACCAGACTCTGGACGGTGGATTTCGCCAGCCTCCAGGCCGTCGATCAGCAGAGCCATTGCGCCGCTCTCGGCTTGCAAATCGGCAAGCAGCTTTGACAGTTCGCTATCTGCAACCGCCTGCGTGCCGACAACAGCAGGCGCCGGCAACGCGACCACCTCAACGTCGACGCCGGCACCTTCATATGCCGTGACGATTTCAGGATAATCGCCTACCACGGTCACTGCCGTTGCATCGCGCTCTACGCTGCGGAACAGCCCGGGGACGCGGTAACGCTTGCCAGGCTCAAAGCCGTCAAGCTGGTTCGTGTAAACGAGTTCCATCGGTATCTCCGTAGCGGCCATCTCTGGCCGCCTCCAGGGTTGAATGTCAGCCGCCGACTGGTGGCGTGGTGGTGAGGTTGATCATCACGCCTGCGGTGACCTTGTTGCTGTCTGAGTGCTTGACCCAGTTCGCAGCAGAGCCGACGGCGGCCAGAGTCGGGTTGGTACCACCCGTGGTTTCCTTCCAGCTGTAACCCAGCACGTCGATGTTGACGGTGCCCTCGGCGCGGTAACCGATAGCCAGGTTTTCCTCGTCGTTCACGTCGTAAGAACGGAAACCCGGGGCCTGGGACTCGGTGATCACCACGGCATTCGGCAGCAGGCCGAAGATCGCATCCACTGGCGCCTTGTCGGTCACCAGCACCGGCTTGCCCAGGGTGCCAGGCAGGCCGCCGTAGATCACGACGCCCGCTTCTTCGTAGACCTTGTTCGCGATCGCTTCGTCAACGATGTCGAAATAGGCAGACGAGTGCATAACCCACAGCGCAATACGGCCGAACTTGTCGCCGAATTTGCGCATGCCACGGGTCAGGGTCTTCTTGCCGTCGGTTTCGATGTTGGCAGACACCACCATTGCGGCGTTCGAGCCGATGGCAGCCTTGAGCGCGCCGGTGGCGTACTCGATGAATCCCTCGATGGTGGCGTCCGCCACGTCAGCGCCGATGATCTGGGAGAACTCTTCCACCGCACGACCGCGACGCTTGAACGCCTCTTCGGTGGTTTGATACGGGCCGTACTTCCACGGTGCCTTGACGCCCACAGCCTCGCCAGCGCCGATTTTCTTGGCGGTTACTTTACCGTCGGAGTTGACATCACGGTGTTCCAGGCCACCACCGAGCTTGTAGAAAGCGCGCTTGCGAAAGTCACCCTGGATCAGTTCGTTGTCGAGGACAATTGCGCCGTTGGACGAGGCGTTGAACACGTCCAGGTTGTCCTGGATGCGCTCCAGGTAAGCGGTTTGGGCCTCATCGTTGTAGATGATCAGGTCGCTGTTTACAGTCGTTGGCATGGGTGTATCCCCTTACTTGGGCAATGCGAGATATGCGGTTTGGCCGTGCTTGCGCTGGAAGTCGCGCTTCTGCTCGGAGGTCATTTCGGAGCGCTTCGATGCAGCCTGGCCGCCACCCCCGCCCGGGGCATGTGTGCCTGAAGCCCTTGGCCACAGGTGAGGCGCGCTTTCGCGCAAGGATTCCGCCCATTCGAGCGGGGTCAGAGGAGTCTTTCCGTCTTTGCCACGGACAATTTCTCCATGCTCATCGACAGCGACTGCTTCGCCCTCTTCGTTCAGCGAGAACACGCCTTTGGCGCGCAGGATGATGTCGTCGGTTGCCTCGGGAAGTGCACCAGCCTTCAGGGCTGCACCGCGCACCGAGTCGCCCAGGACTTTGCCCTGGAACTTGGCGGCGAAGGCTTCGGCCTTCTCGGCGCGGCCGGTGACGGCCTTCAGTTGCTTGTCGTAGTCACCGCGCAGGCGCTCGGTGCGACGGTTGAAGACCTCGTCCACCTTGCCCTCGGTCAGCAGCTTGGTTTCTTCGTCCTGACCAGCACGACTGAGCAGGCCTTTCACAGCATCGATGTCGATGCCTTCAAACTGAGTCTCGAACTGGGTCAGCTTGCCGGAGGTTTCCTTCAGCTTACCCAGCAGTTCCGAGTTCTTGGTTTTCAAGCCGGAAACGGATGCTTCAACGGCAGTCGCGATAGCGGCCTTGATTGCCGGGTTGTCCAGGTCGATTTCGGTTTCTTCTGCCACGGTGATGCACCCCTTGGGTTGGTCTGCCCGCTTTGCAGGCAATAAAAAACCGGCTCATGGCCGGCTGATTGAATGTGTTCGGTTAAATTCCGGCGCGCTCGAAGGCCAAAGGCTCCAGGCTCTTCATTTGCACCAGGGTCAGCGGCGCGAAGTTGCGATCAAGCTGCAGCTCGGCGAAGCGCTCGACGGTCAGGCCGCCTTCGCGGAACAGCTTGGCCCGCACTGGGCCGATAGCCACATCCTGAAACGCCGCTGGCTGCTGCTGGAGCCAGTGGTAGTAATCCAGGCTCGCACTTACCTGCCCTGCACCGTCAGCGCCTACCGAGGCACGGGTAGCACCCTTGGCAAACAGCTCACTGAGCTTGGTCAGCAAAATGAACGTGGTGCGGCAGTTCGGGTGGAATGGCGGCCGAGGCCCGGAATCGACCGGAAACCGGCGCTTGTCCATCGACCGGCATTGCTGACTGGTCTTGCTGTCCAGAGTGGCGACCATCTCAACTTCGGAAACGATGTAGGTATTGGCCTTGGCCACCTCCATCCGCGCCTGGGACGACACGTGCTGAATAGCGGTATGCACGACCGTGCTGGCGTTGCGGTTGGTAGTGGCCAGGATGCCGTCTTTGTATCCTGCCGCCTTGGTGCCGCGAATGTTGCGGATGATCTGGAAGTTCGTTTGCCCTTCGAAGAAGCCCTGGCGGATGATGCCGGTGACGCGTTCTCGCTCGGCACCGGTCCAGCCATTGATGAAAGCCTTCAGCAGCTTCCCGCCGCCGGTGCCACGCACGCTGAGCGGATTCGTCAGCACTGCGGTGCGGATTGCAGCGGCTGTCGGCGCGACCACATCCAGCGACACACCAACCGGCGCCGACCTGGCAATGCTGGTCGCCTCGAACTCAGCCTCGTAGTTGGCGATATCCACCAGGTCGAGGTTCAGTTGCGCACTGTAGCGGTCGAAGATGCCCAGCAGCAGGCTATCAACCTCCCTGAGCAGCGCCTCCAACCTTTTTCGTGTTGTACTCGGTCAAGTCCGACTGAGTGAGCCGTTCTCGGATCGTGCGGTCGATCTCCTTGAGGAAGGGAGCGAACTTGCCCACCTCCCCAGCCTTGAGCTTTTCGAGGAAGACCGCGTGCCGGATCGTGGCATCAAGTACTGCCGGATTTACCGCCATTTGGTTTGTCCTCGTCGTCTAGGCCCAGGCCCTCGCCCTGCTCTTCCAGCTCGCCGTCGATCTGCTGATCAGTGCGCTCTGGCGCGATAAGCCCAAGTTTGCGCAGGTAAGCCCGCAAGTCTGCCTTGGCGAAGCCGCCGTTCTGCCACAAGCCGACCAAGGCCGTGATCATCTGCGGATCGGCCGTGAGCTCCACGAACTCTTGGTTGACCTGGTACGCGACCTTCTTGTCTGCAACGCCCATGTAGGCGCAGCACCACATGATTGCCCGGGTGTATGCCTCGCTGACGTTTGCCACACAGCCGGCAAGCACCGAAGTAGACGCCGATTGGTCGCCCCGGGCCTCGGTCGCCGTCTTGGACGACAGAGACGCCACAACCATCCGCGCCCCGAGCTCGATCATCATCTGGTTCTTGTCGGCCATCGCCTCCTTAACTAGAGTGTTCGGCAATGGCTGCGCGTAACCGAACTGGCCGCCGGCCGGCAGCATCATTGGCGCCCTGGAGCCGACGTAGACGCCGTTTTTCTCCATCCAGTCGCGCCATTGTTCGTCCAAACCACTGATCCATGGCTGGGCCTGGCCACACCAGAAGACGCTGTCTTCGTAATCGGCACTGTTCCGGTAATGGCCCAGGTTGATCATCGCGATATCGTACAGCGGCGACTCGTCGATGCTTGGGTCGTTGTTCTGCGCGCCGACGAAGGTGAACGGAATCTCCTTGAGACGCCCGGTGACGCCCTCCGGCCTGAACTCTTCGATGACCGCCAGCGGCCCGCCACCTTTCGGACCGGACCGGCGCCAGACGCGGCAGACAAAACCGTCGTCCTCCAGCGCCAGTTCCCGGTACTGCTCAGCCGTCTTGTAGCCGAACCCTTCCGGGATCTCCGGCGACTCGCGCAGCACCACCAGAGTCAGCACGCTATGCCCGTTTACCATGCCTGTACGCCAGTTGATGATGTCCTCGGCGCAGTACGACAGGATCACCGAGTGCCCGCCGATGCCGTCGTCCTGGTGATAGTCGACGTACAGGCCGTGGCGGCCAGCCTCAAGCACCTTCTCAAGCGTGCCCTGTGAGTGCTGGTAAATACTCACGCCGGAGCCGTTGGCATTGTCCTGCAGGTATTCCAGCTTCTTCGGCACCGTGAGTGTCGGGTCTTTGTGGAAGGCCAGGCCCAGCAGCCCGTTACGGGTGTGCCCGGTAGCGTTCTTGAACACTGCCCGCTCGCGGTAAGCCCGGTTTCGGTCTTCGTTCTCCGGCGACTTGTCGTGCGAGTTGATGTACGGCAGCCGATCGACAACACGGTGCTGGCCCGCGCAGACGTCGCGAACGGTTGCCCAGCGGTCCAGCACTGCCGCGTATTCCGCCCGCTTGAAGGAGACGTCGTTGCTCATCGGGCGTATCCCATTTTGATAGAAGTGACGATCGCTTTGATCGGATAGCGCTTGGCGATGAAGTAGCCGGCGGCGTCGTTCATATGGTCGTGATCCTTTTTCGGATCTTTGTCCGGCTCGCCCTTGTCGGTGTAGGTCTGTCGCTCCAGACACAAGGTGAGCTGAGGGCACTGGTCGATGTTGACCTTCAGTCGTCGCTCGCCGTAGGCATTCAGGAACATCGCGTTTACCGAGTTCACGCGGTCCTTCACGCCTGGGTTTGTGGAGTCGACGATCACCGTGAATTTTGCTTTCTTCAACAGCGACAAGTCGGACTCGCTCGCGTTTTTGCTGCTGGTGTTCTGCCCACTGGCGTCGGGGTAGACCGCCACCGAGTGCCCAGGGAAACGTGCCTGGATCTTCCCGATCATCTCCGGCGTGTCCCGAACACCGTGAAACTCATCCAGGGCCATCGGCAGATCGTTACGCACGACATAGACGACAGCGGCCATTTTCATGACGTTGAAGTCCATACCGATGTGCAGCGCTTCGCCTGGCTTGATTCGCTCGCTGGTTCGGCACTCATCGCGATTGAATTGTGTAGTAGACGACGCCCGCGTAGTTCTCGAAGCCAGCTTCGTACTCCTGCCGGAAGGTACGCGGGTCCATCTTCCGGCGAGCCGCTTCCAACTCTTCAGGGGGGACGTTACCGCCCTGCAATGACGTGTACTGCCAGCTCTTGTGATCCGGCTCGCCACCTGGCTTGCCATCCAGATACGTGTCGTAACAGTGGTTGAAGCCCTTCGGCGTGCCAATACGCAGCGCGTGCCCGCCCTTTCGCACCCCGACATCCGGAATCGTGTACTGGCAGGTCGAAAGCATCGGCCTCAGTACCTCTTCCCACGCGGCCCACGGGCAGTCCGCCCATTCATCCACCAGGACGAAGAACAGACCGGAGCCACGCAGGTTGTCGTAGTTGTCGAGTCCCACCACGCGCATGACGTGGCCGGACTTGAGTGTGATTGAGCATTCAGTCTCATTCGGGCGGTGTGCACGCCATGCTTCGGGGATAGCCTGCTTCAGCCGACGCCAGAACACGCGTTTGGCCTGCTTGAAGGTCGGCGCGCCGTACCAGATCTCATCCTCAACGCTCACGCCCCATTCAGCAGCCAGACGTGCGGCGCGGCGCATCTCGGCCTTGCCCAAGAACGTCTTGCCGAACCGGCGACCACACACCGCATCGCGGAATCGAGCCTCAGGCTGAAATCCCCAGCAGTAAATGTTCGCCTGCTTGGGGGTCAGCATGACCGGAGGATCAAAGGTGCGGGGAAGTCGGGACATTCTCATCAGGCTCCAGGGTGTACTCAGCAACGGCGTGCTGCTGGTCCGCATGGGAGCCAAGTGGCTTTTCAGGTTCGAGGCGGCGATTCACGTAGACGTCGCCTACCTCTTTGGCGGCCTGCTCCAGTAGCTGGGCAGTCAGCGCCATGTTCTTTGAGTTCTCGGCCTTTACGGCCATGCGTCCAAGCGCGCGCAAGCGATAGGCGCGGTTGGCGATTGGAATCTCAGCTGTCTCTTCGCGAAACCGCTTGCGGGTGTCATGGAACAGGGTCACCCACTTGACCGCAAGGTTCACCCCGGCGCGCTTGGTGGGATCGTGCGACTCACACAGTTGGCGAGATATCTCAACGCCGAATTCCTGTTTGACCTGCTCCACCACCTGGGAGGGAGTGTCAAAGCACGCCAACGCCTGAACGATGAAGCCTTTCACCTCATTTTTCAGGGCTGCCATAGGTTGAATTCCGTCTAATGCCTGTCAAAAATCAGGCCGACTTGAGCAGACAGGTTCCGCAGGCCCTCGCAATGTTCAATTTCCCCACCTCAGCAGGACTGTTTGCAGCATCCACCAGCGCTTGAACGTCAGGGCTTGCACCATAACGGCGGACGACACCGACGAACTCTTCAACGTCGTGGCCCTGCAGCTTGATCTTCGGTGCGCCGTCTTGGGTGAATGCTGGTTGACCGTACTTGTCAGTCGCGTGAGCCAGGTGATACAGCTCGTGTTCGATCAGGGCGCAGAACTCAAGGTCGCTGCACTGGGCGCAGTAGTCAGCCGCCAGGGTGATGATGAAGTCCGGCACATCGCCGAACCAATCACGCATCTGTTGCTCCATCCGGGCTTTCTGCCAACCGCCTGCGCGGAATGCTACCTGCTCGGCCTGACCCAGGACTGTGCGACCTTGCTTCTGGAAGCTCGACGACGCCCACATGATTCGGATGTCTGCATCCAGTAGATGGGCATGGTCTTCGTTGTGGATGTTGCCGGTGTCGGCGAGGATCTCGGCTTGGAGCCATTCCCACACCTCGGGGGCCGGAGTCAGGCGGATGCCGAAGTCGGGTAGCTCGGACAGTTCAAGCAGTGACGCCGGGGGAGCTGGTCTGTTCATTCGCACTCCCGTATTGCCGAGTTGCTATTACTCCCAACGCTAGCTGAGAATGATCGATTTGGTTGAGGGGAAAGACATGGAAAGTCAACAACGACCGGCGAAAAGTGCATTTTGGTCAAACGTCAAGAAGCTCGCATTGGTGGTTCCAATTGCAGCGATGGTAGGCGCTGGTCTGTCTCAACTGCTATTGGGCGGCATCGACTACGGTGAACTCAGAGGCTCTCTGAAGACAGCAAACACCCGTAACGAATCACTCGAAAAATCACTCGACGAGTTTCGGCGAGCAAACGAAGAATGGCGTAATGCCTATACGAAATTGAATTCTGATCTTTCGAACGCGAACGCTAGAGTGATCAATATGCAAAACGATCAATGCGAATCGATCCGGGGTGATATTTCCAGCCTGCAATACAAGATCGAAAATGCCTACGGGTATGGCGACACTGAAGAGAAACGTTCAAATCTCCAAATCATAATGAAACAGCATCAGGAATCCCTGCGCGCGTGTTTTGCGTCTAGGAAGTAAGCCCTAACATCTACATTGTCTCGCTATGTGTCTGCCTGTGTAGCGGAGCTACAACAAGACGCCGAGCAGCCCGGCACACCGCCTTGGCGATAGCGCTATCCAGATCGGTCAGGGCCGCGTTGATGTCCTGGCCCATCGGTAGCGCGTGGCGCATGCGGATGACGCTGGTCATCTGAAACCTCGCGCCACGATTTGGCGCCTTCGAAAACGTGGCGCGGATTACTTACCCCGGCGCTCAATACCACCTGGCGCCTTTTCACAGTGCAGGCAGTGCTCGCAGTTCAGCGTCCGGCACAGCCAGACCTTCACCCGCTGCCAGTACGTGACCATGAAGATGTGCCGGGCACCGGCCAGGGCCAGGGACACATGCAGCGTCAGGCCGGCGCTGGTCGGGCCGAAGAAGATGTTCTGGCTGCGCGCCATAACGACGAAACCGCTGATGGCGATCGTCGAGTAGATCAGCTTGCCGAGAATGCCGTCCCTCACCTTCCCGCTCAGAACGCACCAGGCTGCCCACAGCGCGATAAGGCCGCAGGCGATGGAGTTGATCAGTTCAAGATTCATGGTGGATTGCCTCCCCCAAACCGCTGGCGAATGAGCGCCCAGAGGTCAGCGGATTTAATGGCTCGATTGATGGCTGCCAGGAGCGAGCCGCCGAATGCGCCCAATAGGAAGCCGATGCCGGCGACGATCTTCGGCTCAGTCACACCGAGGTAGGTGCTGACCATGCTAGTGAGGTAGATCGAGCAGGCCATGCCGGTGATGAGGAAGATCATCCAGGCACGCCAGTCGTTCAAGTCGTCCTTGTGCCACCAGCTGGCGATCACGGCGCCAACGAGGCCCGCAATCAGTAATTCGAACCTGTCGATCTTGTCGAGCAGGCGCTGTAGATACTCCATGCGCTCGACTCCGTGGGGCATGTTTGAAATAGGTCAGCCCAAGCAGCACTCCCTGCTCAGTGCGAAGGGTGTGGCGGGGCTGAAAACGAAAAACCCAGCTCGTTGGCTGGGTCTTGAATGAGTGCGCGACCTTCGCCGCGCGGTTTTGCTTGGAAGCCCCTCACTTGAGCGGGCTCTATTTTTCAGCTCTGCTTATGCGACGGTGCCGTCAGCGTTGAGTACGTCCCAGGTCGCATTGATCCCGATGTTGTAGTTCCTATCTACCATCACGAATACACCCATCCCGGCTGGAACCTTGAAAGGCTCTGTCCGGCTTGGGGACGCGAAGGCAACTGTTTTTGTGCGGTCAAGGTAATCCACCGGCGCCGTTGCGCTTATTACTACTAGGTATGGATAGCCGAAATACACCGTACGCAAAATGATGCCGTGCGCATTCTGCTCAGGACTGATCATCTTATAAGGACCTTGATATCCGTTAACCATTGTGGCGACGGAGTTTTTACCCAAAGTTTGAATATCCATTTTTTCACCTATCGAGTTGAACATTTCTTGCGGGAGATTCCGCTTTCATGTCGCTCAAAGGCGATTGCTCGAGGCTCGAGGCCTTCACATGATTCAACGTCCCGCATCGGGAACACTTGATCTGGAGCTCTGTAAACCCACCCGTACGGGCGAGAAGTCTTTTGCAGTTACCGCATCTGAAATCTTTCAACATCCGCAAATTCCTTTTGCTGGCCTGCCCTTTCCGTGGGCAATAAAAAACCCGACACAGTGGCCGGGCTTGAGTCTAAGTAGTGAGTTCCTTAGCTCGTGTGCATCCCTTCAGTCACTACGGCTGCAGGAGCCTCCAGAGCAAGCCGCTGTTGTCGCTTTTCCTCAAGCAATTCAACGATTGAGGCCCGATGTTTTTGGGTATGCGCGAGGAATGCGGACCTTGGAAGCAAAAGACGCACAGGCGCAGGCAGAAGCTCAAAAGCCTTTTCCGCAACAAGCAAAAACACTTCGTCATCCTTGATGCGATCATGTGTAACAGTAAGCAGGCCATCAACCACAACGCGCTCTATCTGCGGCCAATTTTTTTCCAAATACTCAGTAGCTGCGCTTGCCCCCTCTCCAACAGAGTTAAGGACTGCATCCTTCGCTGAGATCGCCGTCTCGCTAACGGCTTCTGACAATGCCTTCGCCTTGTCGGCCAAAAATCCGAACATATTCATCCGCTCCCTGAATGCACGATAAAGATTTATCGACAACGATGGAGCGTTCTTTAGAACAAATTTCTATCATAGAAAACCCGGCGCTTCGCAGGGCTCTGCATAAGTAGCGATGGGTGGTGTTCGAACCCATAGCCGCTTTGGTATAGCTCCGTAGCGGGCCCCTCAACGACTGGCTACCGGAGCGGTATCTATGCGCACTCATTCAAACTTTAGCCGCTCGGTCACCGCCCCCAGAATGCAAAAAGCCCCGCACAGTGGCGAGGCTCTTCTAGGTCAATCCCTAACGCGCAAGAACGTCAGGATGAATAAATAATCTCTCACTTTCTCACTTATTGCAATGGCTATCTGCTACGCCGCGCAACTTTCTATTAAACCCTCAGCGTCGAGCAGTTCCTGAGCGGCCGTCAGCGCCTCGTTTACCTTGTCATCTAGCGCCTTTCGGATCGACGAACGCCACCGGTAGCGGGTCGATTCCGGCTTCCCGTCGTTATCCCAGTTAGTGATGTCATACCAGGCGGCCGGCAGCACAGCGGCGGAACGTTTGCCATCGGCACCGGCAACCTGCGGAATGGCCCACGTCAGCACAGCGCACTCACGAAACCGTTTCGGCGCCGGCGACTTCACCGAATTCAGCAGCTCCAAGATCGCGCCGTGCTTGCGCTCTTCGTGGGTGGAGTACTTGGCCACCAGTGCCCGCCAGTGAGCAGGGCTCAAAGCTTTGTGCAGCCGACCGAACATCCAGCAGTCCTGAAGAAACGCTGCCTCCTTACCGACGATCTCCCCCTTCTGCTTGGCGCATTGCACCCTGGGCTCAAAGTCGCAGCCGCCGGCGGAGGTGATAGTCTCGGCCGCGAGAGCCCGAACTACTGCTGAAACTACGTTACGATAGGTCATGCTGCAGCTCTCTTCAGTTCACGGGTTTTGGCTCGGTAGTTGGCCTTGATTGCTTGCAACTGCTCGATGGTGTGGCGCTGGGGATCATGAGGCCCTTCGAGCCAATCCACTTTGTCGGCGCCGATGCGCCTCACCAGCTCCAGCCGGTAATTCACGATGTCGCCCGATTTGTGGTTGTTGCACGGCGCGCACTGGCGCCAGACGTTCAGCGGCTCGAAGCGAAGCTCTGGGTTGCCACCGACAGAGCGGTAGTGCCCGGCGTGCCATTGGCCGTTGTGGTGACGGCCGCAACTTACGCACGGCAGGCCGATATCCCGCTCGCGAATCCAGGCATTGAAGGCGGTCTGCGCCTCTTTCATGTGCTGGGCGCGCGACTTGATCTTCACCTTCGCCGCGCGCAGCTCCTTGCGGCCTATCTCGGCCAGCGACTTGCGCGCCTTCGCCTGGTTCACATCCTTGATGGCCAGCCCGCATTTCGGACTGCACACGGCTTGGCCCAGGCGCTGCGGCGGGAAGCTGACGCCGCATGCAGGGTTCTTGCACTTCTTCGGTTTGGGTTGCTTGGCGATCATGCAGCCTCCTTGCTGAGTAGATCAGTGAAAACCACACCTTGGCCTGTGAAGTAGGTGGCGATGCGGTCGGTGTAATTGATGCCTTGAGCACGGTTGAAAAGGCTGGTCACTGGAAACCCATCCGGCCCGAACAAATGGCACTCGCCCATCATGGCCAGCTTCGTTTCGTAGGGCAGATGACGCATTACTCGGTACCACTCGGCCTGAAAGCCAGCGTCCTCGTTCAGCAGGATCTGCACGCCGAAGTGCAGCTTGCAGTACCGGCGAGCATCCGCCGCATCGCCGATCTGGGTCATTTCGGCGATTCGCTTGTACATCCCGAACCACAGCCGGTTCTGGTCGAGGGTGCGGTCCTTGCCCGGGCGCAGGGAGACCACCACGAACTTCTTGTCGCGGTACATGGCGCTCAACTTGGTGATAGCCTCAGAGAGCTTGGCCTGGCAGTTCACGCTGATCTTGTCGGTCATGGCGCCGCCCTCTTCGCTTCCAGTTCCTGAGCTTGCTTGATCAGCAGCGCCCGGCGATCTGCCAAATCATTGACCGCTTCAATCCGTAATTCGGTTTTCCGTTCGGCACTGGCCTTGCGCATTTCCAGCATCGAGTTCTTCACCAGCTCGAGCTTCTGGCGCAATGCTGGCTCTGGTCGAGTAATGGTTCCGGTGAGCAAGCCAGCGATGGCGCGACCGTCTTCTGAGATCGGCTCGACGCTCAGGTCAGCGAGGTACTTCTGGGCGTGCTCGCGGGGAATCCGCTTCAGCTCCATGGCCTTGGTCACAGCCTGGATGCGGCGGTTGGCATCGAAGCCCACGGACACGTGCCAGTTGACCGGCTTCGCATCCTCGCGGGCCTGGCCCACAAACCGCTGGTATGCGTCGATAAACGCCATGCGCGCACCGATCTTGTCGCCGCCATCCAAGATGGGTTTCGCAGCAGCCAACGCCAGTTGGATCTCGTCGGTCAGCACTACGGTTTCAAATTCGTCGTTTGTGGTCATTGCGATGGCCCAGGCCTCGTCCTTGCCCGGGCGGCCGTCGGATGCTTGGACACGCTGCAGGATGTCAGCCATTGCCAGCTTGCCCTTCACTTCGAATCGGCAGGCCTTCAGCGCGGCTTTGACGACAGGCACCGAGTAGACACACAGGTCTTCGGCCATCATCGCGGCGGTACCAGGGTTCATTTCCTGCCCCATGGCCTCGGCAGTCGCGCAGATGGCGGCGGCCAGCCCGGCAACCTGCTGGTCGTTCATTTCAGAGGTATTCATTGCGGTCACCTGCTTGGCGCTTGGCCAGAACCATCTGGGCGGCCTGCTCCGCTGCGGAGTGGTTCGCCTCTGTCCGTTCCATCTGGCGGGCTGTTGTGCCGTTGATGCGCTGCCCGGTCACCCACTGGGTGTGGTAACTCTCGGCGTTGGCCAGCAGCTCGTTGAGGCTGTGGCACTTGCGCAGCACAGCGGCATCGCTGGTTTTCAGGAAGTGGGCAGCGACGTGGTGGGCGACATCGGCGCCGAGCCGGTCAACCAGTTGGCCGAGCTGGCCGCCGACCTTGGCGTTCCACACCGGCCCAGGCGCTGTAGCGTTTGCGTAAGCCATGGCGTAGTTCGCCCAGACCTTGAAGGTTTTGCAGGACTGGTCTTTCGGACCCGGCATGTCAGCGGGAATCTCAACCCGTGGCGCATCGGTGCGATCAACCACCAGAACCAGATTGCGGGCCGGCTTGTCCGGTCTGCCTTGCAAGTCCTGACTGGTGTCCTGATTGGTACCCTGATGATTGGTATCCTGATTTGTCGGAGATTTATCCGACCCTTGCCCGGATTTTTTTCCGACCTTGCTCGGAGATTTATCCGAGGTAGATCGGATTTTTTTCCGACCCTTGTTGTTTGGTGGGGTCGGATATTTTTCCGACCCATCCAGCTTCTGGTTCCACTCGACTGCCTTTGCGGTCAGGCGAAAAAGCGTGATGTTCGACGTGCTGGAAAGCTCAATCAAACCGGCCTCTTCCAGGGCCTTCAGCATGCGGTAAGCGGTGTCCGGCTTATCGGTGAGCAGCGGCAGCTCCTCAATGATCTTTGCCTTGCTCAGCGCGAAGAAGATCCCGTCATCAGTCTTGATTGGCTTGGTCCAGCTCGGGCAGCCGTAGACGAAGGCGAACAGCAGGGCTTGCTGAGAATTCAGCCCCCACTCCAACGCCTTCACCTGGTTAATCGTGACGGTGTATTGCATGTCAGGCCTTCCCGACCTTAGCGGCCAATTCAAGGAAGCGATCCACGTACCAGTGAGGCTGCGTCTCGCGGGGGCATTGAGGGCTGGTGAGGTTCTTGCCGTAGGCCATGCCCTTCTCGGTCACGGACCAGAAGTCCACCGTTTCCTGCTTGGAGTTCTTGCGCCGGAGAACCTTGAGGAAGCCGTGAGCCTCCAATGCAAGGTTGAAGGCGCGGGCGGTGCTGGCGATGGCGTGATCTTTGATCAGCGCGGTGATTGCCTTGGTCGGCATCGAAGACCCGCCAGCGGCATCAGAGGCAGCATCAACGGCGTAGCCCGGGAGGAACTTGGCGTCTAGGCCGTTGTTGGAAGCGATCTTGGCCAGCATCATCATCTTGCTGGAGTTGGCAGGCTTCAACAGGCGGTCGAAGCATTCCAGAATTGCCAACTCGCCGACAATCTTGGAATTGTTAGGGCCCTGAGCGGAAAAGGTGCCGGTCTTGCGAATGCTCGCCAGTACCTGGCCAACCACCCACTCTTCGAACTTCTCGGCGGCTGGCAGCTTGGACTTCATCACCAGCCGGTACAGGTCCCGCTCTGAAATGATCGTCATGAAACCACCACCCTGTTTCGGGGTAGTGGTCGCGGCCTTGCAGTGACGTGCAACCGCGTTCTCTGGCTTGGAGTAGCCGAGAGCGTCAGCGACGTCGCGGGCGATAAACCACGGATCGCCGAGCTTGTCGGTGATGCCCCGGATCGCGGCGCCATCGAAGTCGAACGGGATCACTGCTGAATTGCGCGCCACGTTTTCTGATTGCGAAAAACGTGGCGCGGGACTGGTGGGGCTATTGATATGTGGCGGGGTTTCCATATAATCGACCTCGTAAAATGTTGTTGAAGAAGCCGACCTCGATCGTCGGCTTTTTTGTGCCTGCAATTCGGCGCATCTGCGCCACCACCCCCGCCCTACACCCCTTTCACCTCTCTCAAAACCCACTGGATAAAACACCAGCGACCTCAGGTTTCTTACTTCTCAGACCGGCTGGGCCGATACTGGCTACATGGGCAGCAGGGCCTGCCTGTCAGGCGGCTTGGTGTTTCTTTGTCGCCTTGAACTTGCCCTTGGAAAGTACTTGGATCTGGTACTGCCGGGATTCGGGAATCGATTCCCCCCACATGGTCACTGCGCTTGGACGGATGCCCAAAGCGAGTGCCAGCTTCGTCTTGCTGCCGAAGAATTCGGCGACTTCATGCGTATTCATTGCGCATCCTCGTTCGAGCCTGTCGCAATTTAAGCATGCTTAAGTTATGACATCAAAGGCGTTTTTGAACTACTGCATGCTTAAATTCAGTTAACTTAATATTGAGTCCATGGAAAGACACGAACGCATCGCCCGCGCCATACAGGTCAGCGGTAAAAAGAAAGGGGAAATTGCATCGCTCTGCGGCGTTGCAAATTCGGCCGTCACTCAATGGATAACCGGTGAGAGCAAAAGCCTCAGGCCGGAGAATCTTTACGCCCTGGCTAAAGCGACTGGCTTCCGAGCTGAGTGGCTGGCCATTGGCGAGGGTGATGAGCGCGATGCTTCTGAATCGAACATTTCCCCCGCCTCCCAGCCCACCAAATCATTCCGCTACCCGGTAGTGAGCTGGGTTGCCGCCGGCGCTTGGGCGGAAGCAGTTGAGCCCTACCCTGCTGGAATCTCGGACACCTACGAGTTTTCGGAGTACGACGCCAAAGGCCCAGCGTTCTGGCTGACTGTCAAAGGCGACTCGATGACGGCGCCTGCCGGCCAGAGCATCACCGAAGGCACGCTAATCTTGGTGGACACTGAAGCGGAGGTTGCACCAGGTAAGCTGGTCGTGGCCAAGCTGCCCGACAGCAATGAAGCAACATTCAAGAAGCTGGTCAGCGACGGCGGCAAGCTGTTCCTGAAGCCGCTGAACCCAAGCTATCCAATTGAGGCCGTGGACGAGAATTGCCGGATCGTGGGCGTAGTAGTGCAGGCGCTGCAGAAGTTTTACTGAATGCGATCTGCATCATTGGACACTTGGCTTGGCGACGTGGTAAGCGGGGCTTGGCGTATTTTTTGGACATCACGATTTAGCCGCTAGCCATACACCTAGCATCAGCATTCAATTAAAGGAAGCTTCATGTCTCAAGAAGACGCAGGCAAGCACAGATACTCAGTCACCACTAATGATTTCGTACGATTCCTTGAGTCCAAAACTCCTGAGTCTGCGTGTCCTGGGTGCAAGTCTAAAGACTGGACTGTTGTCGGGTCTGCCGCCAATGGCATGGCGTACCGGTTGGTAACGAATCTTCGTGATGGTCCTACTGCAACACATCTCTCAACCTTTGCAATTTTTTGTGATGAGTGTGGGTATATTCGCCATCACTGGGCAAGGAAAGTGAAAGAGTGGGTAATCGCCAACAGCGTGCAGCAGGAGATTGAATTTGAAGAGGGCGTCGATGATGGCGCAGAGTAGGTTTCAGAGTCCAGAAGACGTAAAGGAACTCTACAACCAGGTCGTTCACTTCCGCGGGCCGCCTCCAAATGATGAGGCAGCGCCTACAGACGCGCCTGGAAAATTGAGCGATACTGCAGACATGAACGACGTAACTCGCGATGAACTTAGTGCCACTCTATCCGCCATAGAAAAGCGGATGGACAAACGCGCCAAGCGAATGGAAAAAGAAGCATTCCGACGATCGAATGAATTTCGTCGCGAAATTTCACTTCGCGACGAATCGATCCGACACGAGTTAGAGTTGCGCCGTGAATCCTCGATTATCGAGCAGGCTGCACGTGACAAGACCCTTGAAGAGAAGATTGGTGGATTTTTGTCCGCTCAAATTGAGCGTGATCGTCTTTATACCGAAAAAGCTGACTCAGTCTTTCGTCGGCTAGATGATCGAGATCAGGTGATCGACTCAAAGCTAGCACTGATGGAAAACTCTTTGGTGCAAGTCAAAAGCACTGTGGATGGATTTCAGGATAGCTTGGCCACTTCCGCCAAAGATTTTGAGACAAAACTCAACAACGGGATCTCTGCGTTTAAGAGCGAGCTGACTAGCACGTTAGAGGGAGTCAAATCGTCAAATCGGAATACGGGGATTGCCATTCTTGCGATGGCTGCGGCGACAGTTCTCGGAATCTGGGGGGCGAACTCCACTATTGTCGGAAGCGCTGTCGGAATTTTCGATGGTGGTAGAAACTCTGCTGAGCGAACGATGCAAGTTGAATCGCTGCTTCGCGATTCGAAGGCTCAAAGTGAGGCCACCTACGCTCTGCTAAAGCAAATTCAAGAACAGCAAACCTCTTCACGATCGCCGGCCCCAGAAAAGCCCACCAGCACAACACAGAAGATTACCAAGTAATCAAGCCCGGCCCAGCGCCGGGCTTCTTGTTTCTGCCTCTGCCTACCCTTTCGAGGGTAGTGCCTTTGCGGCACCTACTGCATCCTCTTTACGATCAAAAGGTCCAGCCAAGCGTCGATCACTGTTCGCGACTTCCCAGCCGTCTTTCACTTGCATAACGGTGTACCCATTGACCTTGTAGCTTTCCGGTAGCTTCATTGCGAGCGCTCCTTTCGTTGGTGACCTTGACCGTATCATCTCGGCCAGACAGCCCGCCCACATCTTCGGATCAATGGTGGCCGTACGCCACGAATGGTAAAGTACTGGTTCAATTACCGGAGGGATCCTATGAACACCAAGATTCTCATTTTTTTATTCGCCGCATGCATGAATAGCTCTGCAATTGCCGCAAAAAAGCCCTCCACTCCAGCACCTTGGACGCAAGAGCCAGACAGCTTCATGGGTATGCGCTTTGATCAAAAAATCGATACGACAATTCCAGCGTGTCCGCGCGGCACAATCCTGAGCAAGACGATGTGCCATGAGCCACCGTACACAAATCTCTATACAGTTCGGGGCGGACCAGAAATTGGCTTTGGATACTCCCTCGCCGTTTTCGCGAGCCCATCTGGGGTTGAGTCCTTCTACCTCACCACCAATAGCGACAACTTTTCCAAGCTGGTGACCCTCTTCACTAATAAGTACGGCGCACCTACTCAGATTTTGAATGAACCCGTAAAAACGAAAGCTGGCGCATCCTTCACAAATGAGACGCTGACCTGGTCCGGCAAGAAGGTCGAGATAACGATCGAAAAGCTTGCGGGCGATATCAATACCTCTGCTGCAACAATCAGCGATATTGCGGCCACACAAAGAAAAGCCGCTGAGCGCGAGGCCAAGGCAAGCAGCAACGCGAACAAGCTCTGACTGCCGGTCTACACGACCCCTCCTTCTAATCTAGCCCGCCAAATGCGGGCTTTTTCATGCTTGTCGAAAAGCGCGGATCAAAAATATGCATTTGCGCATGAAACTCCGTGTTGCGCTATTGCCAATATATGTCAGCACCAATACTGTATGTAAATACAGCATTAGCAAGGAGCGAAGCGTGATCCATCCCCCTGTCCTACATCAAAACCCCGGAACTCCTACGAGCTTGTCGGCTATCGCCTGCAACGCATAATTGCCTCTCCTCGAGTACAGAGGATCCAACTGGTCGAGGTATCCAGACGCCATGACGAAAGTCCTGAAGCCTGGCGCCAGGTCATCCAAGATATCAGCGACACCGCCGGCATAAGGATTGAGCATCTGGATGATGGTGCCGTCAGGATAGGGTGGCGCGAGTACTGCGATTCCTAAATTAGCCCGCCAATGAGCGGGCTTTTTATCGGCTATAAATTTCAGCATTTTGAATTTATTTATTCAGCATGCTTGACACGTTAATTTCAGCTTGCTTAAATTCGTATCAAGCCAGCAACGAAGAACGCCGGCCAGCAGCGAGAGCTGCGCCGCTCTTTAACAATCCAGGACCTTCGCAGATCGATCCCCGGTAACGGGTACAGCGCGAACAATAAATTCGATCTCCACGCCAGCTCTGGAACTGGCCGCGCTTTCCACATGAATGCGCGCGAAACCACGCAAGCCGGTCGGCGAAGAACACCGTCCACGAAATGTGTGACGCCGGCCAGAGATATGAATCGGGCGATGCGCGTGGTGGAGAGACGGACATTTTCACTTCTGCACCTGGTGACGGGTGCAGCGGGAAAACAACCGGAGAGTAGTGATGATCAAAAAGGTAGGGAGGAAAACGACGGTGACGGCGATAGCAATTCGGATGCATCCAAAGCTAAGACATCTTCTGGATGTGGTGGGTCGTAAGCAGCGCCGGTCAATGACTGCCGTGATCGAGGCCGCCATCGAAGCATTCGCAAGTTCTGCGGAGCTTGATATCGCTGAGTCGACTTGGTCCACCGATGAAAACGAGCGCGCCTTGAACCTCTATTTAACAGCGCCTGACCTTTGCTCATTCGATGAAGAAGTCGATGCAAAAGCAGCCGTGGCTGCCCGCAGCAAGTAATCGGAAACTTTCACCTTTGCCACCGCATCGGTGGCAACGGGAAAACAACCGGGAGTCACGACGATGGAAGCAACAATCATCAACGGCGGATGGAAAGGCTACCTCGGACGTGGCCTTGCGCCGCGAGAGCTTCAGTTTCTGCTTTGGATTGCCCAGGGCTTCACCTCGAAAGAGATCGCCCGGGAAGCAGGCATTGAGTATGGCAGCGTCAAGAAGCGCCTGACCAATGCGATGTTCAAGCTAGGCGTGACCAAGCGCACTGCTTTGGTGGCTGAGGCGATGAAGCGCCAGATCATCACGCCCGTGTGCTTTGTGCTGGCGGCGCTGATCGCCATGCACTCGATGATCAGTGACGACTCGCTACTTCGTGATCGCCGGGCACCGGAAAGGCGAATGGCTCAGGTGCGGATGGTGCGCCGGGCTGAGTGTGCCGAGCAGTTCGCCTGATAGGCACGCAACAAACCCAGGCCGTTGCCAGTAACGGGCCTGGGCACCCTTCCCTACCTCTATTACGTCAGCACTCCTCCCCCGCGCCCATCGGCAACCAGCGGGAGGAAGGAGTGTTGACGAATACAGGTGAACAACCCGCCACCTTGGAGGCGACCATGAACGCAGCATTGAAGATTTGCCAAGAGCATTACGACGCTCAGTTGCCTCCAGAGGTCAGCGAGGCGAACCCGGAACAGGAGTGGCTTGAACACTCGGCGGAACAGTTGGTGTGCGGGATGGACATCAAGTGGAAGCGCCGCTACGGCCAGCCACAGGTCGTGACGTTCGACCGGTTCTGTACCGTGCTGCAGGGCCACCTGAATCAGCGCCAGATCGACGGACTGGACGAGCGTGATTCGTTTGCTCGCCTGCTGCTGTCGGCAATGCTCGGCAGCCAGGGTGACGCACGGGCACACGCCGCCGACCTTCTGGGCCAACAACGCCCCATTGAGGCGGTCGAGAAGATCGCTGTCGCGTTGCTCAGGCCTTACGCCGCCGACGCGGTTGCAGCAGAGCGGGAACAGGCGGAAGACGATGTGGATGCCGATCTATGAGCGCCCACATTCTCATCGACGAAGCACTCGAAAGCCTCACGCATGCCGCCAGCACGCAAGAAGAGGCCTTGATTGTTCAGCGGATGATCGCCCAGTTCTTGATTGACGAAACGATCACCCTCAAGGAGTTCGACCACTACTGCGCACGCCTCAACAAGGTTTCGCGCAAGGAGGCAGCATGACAACAGCACCTGTGAAATCACTGATCGACGAGCAGCTCGAAGACATCAGCGCCCACAACCTGCGCGAGGCCTACAGCCTTGCCGAGCGGCGCGGCTTCTACGGTGCACCGATTGAGCAATACGCAGAACCTGGTTACGGCGGTCGCGTTCTTCAGGTCCTGCGTTACCGAGTAGAGCCGCAGAGCTGATCAACCCTTCCCTTTGTTCTTGTTCTTCGCACTGCCCTGCCGAGCTTTAAATCTCGGATTGGATTTGCAGATCACATAGATCCGGCCCCGGCGCTTCACGATCTGGCAGTCGCGATGACGGTTTTTTGCTTCTTTGAGTGAGGACAGCACTTTCATAGGTGAGGCTCCTTGCGGTGAGTTGATACGTAATAACATATCTTAAATACGAATAAGAACGTTTATCAACGCTTATTTCCCCTCCCCCCTTTATCGCTGCGAGCATCGCAACAAGGAATCCCCATGTCGACGAACATGCAGATCTGGGAAAAGGTCAGCACGACCGATACCCGCTACACCAAAGCTGCCGAGGTTGGCGGCCAGAAGATCACCAGCCTGAACGGTACGGCGATGATCATGAAGGCCACCGAAGTATTCGGGCCCGTTGGCATTGGGTTTGGGTGGACGGTTATGGAGGAGCGTTTCGACCCGGGCGCGGAAATGTTCGTTGGCGAGGGCGACAAGCGCGCTTCGCTCGGGTTCGAGCTGAACCACACAATCAAGATCAACTTCTGGTTTGAGCTGGACGGTAAGCGCGGCCAGATCGAGCAGTACGGCTGCACCAAGTACCTCTACAAATCGAAGTACGGCACCACCACCGACGGAGAGGCGCCGAAAAAGTCACTGACCGACGCCATCAAGAAATCTCTTTCGATGCTCGGGTTTAGCGCCGACGTTTTCCTCGGCCTGTTCGATGACGATGCGTACGTCACTCAGCTCAAAGAAGAGGAGGCGATCGCGAACGCCGACGACAAGGACGCGGAAATCCTCCGGCAGAAGCAGGAGCGCGTGGACTGGCTCGCCTCAGCAGTTGAGACGATCGGCAAAGCCGTCACTACGTACGAACTGAAAACCTTGAACGTGAAGTACATCCGCGAAGCCACTCGCCGCAACGAGCCCGCGTTCATCGCCCGTATCACTCGCGCATTCGAAGAGCGCAAAGCCAGCCTTGAGAAAGGCACGGAGGCAGCTGCATGACACAGCTCTACGCACTCACCGGCAAACTCGCCGAACTCCAGGCTATGGCCGACACCGATGATGAGGGCCTGAAAGAGGCCTTGCAGCATGCCATGGACGAGGTTCAAGGCGACTTCAACATCAAGGCTGACAACATTGTCATGCTGCGCCGCAATATCGAAAGCGACGTGACGGCCATCGACAACGAAATCGAGCGCCTGGCCGAACTTAAGCGGATCAAGTCCAACAGCGTGTTGCAGATCACCGATTACCTGCGCCGCAACATGGAAGCGGCCAACATCAAGTCGATTAAGCGTCCGCTCTTCACTATTACCCTGGCCATGGGCAGCGAACGGGTGATCGTGGACAACGAAGACGCGGTGCCGGACGAATTGACCGCTGTGAAGTCGAGCATCACACCGGACAAAAAGGCTATCGCCGCCAAGCTCAAGGAGATCCGCGACCACAACGCCGAAGTGCGCAAGCGCATGGATGCTGGTGAAGACGCGGAACACGAACTTATCACCGAACCAACCTGGGCTCACTTGGAGCGCGGCGATAGTTCGATCCGCATCAAGTGAGGTCAGCATGATCAGCCCCCCACCTCAGTCTCATCAGACTGTAAGAATAAGATCAGTTTTCTAGCTTCATACAACCAAACAATTGTTCGCCAATCGGCGACTTTTACCACTGAGAAGGAATAGCAAACATGGAAGTAATTATTAGGGAAAATACAACGTCTGGAGTGAGCGGCCAAACCCGGCAATTCATTTCGATTAAGGACATCTTCAACGTCAGCGGTGAATCTCCTGGCGAACAAGCTCTTCTTAGCTCATATCATGCCGATCACCGCACTGGAGGAGGATCGTTGGTATGGGCACCCGAAGTATTGAAGGCCAGCCACGATGGATTTCGAGTCTTCAGTCCCACTGTGGCGAGCGCCTCACTTTCGACCTCTCAGTCGTCGATTATTGACTATATGAAAGGCTCCGGAGAAACAGATTCGCAGGGCTCAGGATGTTGGCTTCGGCTGTTCTCAGGTGCGGTTGAAATGGAGTATGGAGGTGTCACTGAAGGTACCGATTGCGGCCTGCTCGCCCAGAGAATCATGGATGCATGCGTACCGTCAGGAACATCGGTAAATTGTGATGTTTCTTTGACCGTAGGCTCGCCACTGACAATCCCTGAATACAGGACTGATCCACCCGCCTCCCTAGACTTTAACCGTTCTCGAGTTCACATCCGGCACCTAATATGCGTTCAAACATCGGGTACTGCTATCTCAGTTGGTAGCTGTACTGCACGACTCGCTATTGATTGGATGCAAGGCCCAGGCTTTAGTGGCACCCCGTTGGTAGGGATAAAAATCTCGGGAATGGGCGGTAACATTATTGACGTAGGCCAAATTGGAGGCTTTCAAAATAACGTAGAATTCAACAACTCCTACTCGAACGTCGTAAACATGGGATGGTGCGATAACGCCATTCGCGGCATTGTATTCATCAATAGCAATGCAAACAAAGTATACGGCGGGCATATTGGTGGTCGATATAGTGATGGAAGCATACCAACAGACCCAACCACTTGCGAGGTCGGAGTTTATGTTGACCCAACAAGTGCGAACAACATCATCTATTCAACCATTGAATACTGCCGACGCTCCGAGGCTTCAGTAGGACTGCGTGATAGTGGCTTTGCAACCGTATATAGAGGTTACATCGAGTCATGCACTGGCTGGAATATCTATGCTGACGGGAAGGATGCTGAAATCAAAGTCCTCGCAGGAGGCACCACAACCAGGGCTGATGGAGCAGGCTTTTACGCGGGCCCAGGAAACACAATTAATTTTGCAACACAGGTGGATTACTACAACGAGCCACCCAGAGGGGACAATACTACCCTCACCTTTCTATCACTACAGGCGATAGCCACCGCTGGCACAGGTAAAGTCAACGGAAAAAGTGGCATGGAAACGATCACGCGAAACTTCCATTCAGCTAAAAACCTTCTGCTAGACAGCAGTGACTTCCTTTCTGACAACTGGAATAAAGGAGGCACATCAGGTGCAAGCTGGTCGGGAATAGCGACACCATCTGATTCAGCGATGCCTGACTCAGGGTATGAAAACTCAACTCAGATTATCTTCCCTGCACTGCCTTCTCAAAACGCGATTTATCGGGCGTCTCAAGCGTCAATCAACATGATCAATGGACCAATCAGTTTCGGCTGCTTTGTGTTGTGTGCTTCTGGTGATGTCGAAATAATGATTCGCGTTGTAAGCAGCACCGGCAGCGTACAACATCGACATGTTGCTAGGCTAAAACCCTCTGCGAATTTTCAAAAAATCGGCAGCGAACTTACCTACACCGGCGCATCAGATTCAAACACAACCTTTGAAATAACTTTTCGAAGTGCTGTTGGGGCAACTATCTATGTAACCAACTGCTACTTTCAAAACCGCGTCGGGGTAAAATTCCCACCAACCAACGGCAACACTCTAAAAGATGTTCTGCCCGGAGAGGATGTCGGTGGAAACACCTTTAATAACGGAGCGATAATCAACGGGATCATCCGAACGAATTACCGAGTTATTTCCAATGCAATAACACTGAACCAAAATATGATGCAGTACTCTATGGAGGTGCTTACAGGTAATGGATACAATGTGCTACTTGAGCCTGGGCGTGAAGGTCAAGAAATCACCTTTAAAAGGGACTCATCAACTGGTGTGGTCGGAGTTATCCCCCTAGGAGCGACAATAGAAGGCTCGCTTGAGCCCATTCCGCTTTCTACAGCCTGGCAAACCTTGCGTTTGAAGTATATCCAAACTCCGGCATTTACAGGTTGGGTCAGGATTTAATAGTTGAAATGCCTCGAAAGATCGAGGCATTTCTGACTACTCGCGCAGTGTTATTTTTTAGTCTCTGACAATGCTGCTAAAGAAATTTAGCGGCACGCACTCACCGATCTTAGCTCGACCCATCGCACCGGAGGTTGGAAATCTTTGGCAAAGCCAACTGAACAGGAATTGCATAACCTCATGCGCCGCATAGCCCGTGTACAGCAACGCAAACGTCAAACCTGGCTCGCACTGCCGGCCAGCGGAATAGAAGAGGTAGGACATGGCGGCAGCGCTGAGCGTATCCCGGCAGGCAAGCCAATAAACAAGCACGCCGATACGATAAAAAAGCCGCTCATTGAGCGGCCCTTGTTACATCTTGTTTATCATCCGATGGTAGGCAGCAGACAGCACCGCTGAGACTTCGTCTACTTTTCGATCATCGACAAAGCGGACGGCGCACTCAGGCTCTGATAGAAACTCATGAACCTTATCTTGCAGGTGATTCAGGTCAATTCCTCGCGCTTGCATCACGGCAAGCAAGCCCACAATGGCTTGCTCCTGATACAGCTCCAACTCTGTAGCCAAAACGATCTCCTATTCCCGGCTCCACGCCGGTCACCCGTAATACCCCAACCCAAACCAAATTGCCACCACCGGTCACGGAGGGCGGCGCCTGACTGGAGATAATCCATGAGCAAGCCAAAAGTCGACCCGGCATCGCGTAAGGTGCTGGCCTACTCCGTAGAGACCAACGACCCCGAAGAATCCAACATCCAGTTCGCTACTTCGAACGCGGCGGCTCGACGCCAGGGTGCAGACAATATCGGTACTGACTTTGGTGCGGTTTCGTGCCGACGTGCCCACTGGGCCGACCAGTATGCCGGCCAGCGCTTTATCCCAGCGAAAGCCTACATCGACGCCGGCTGGTGGTTCGGATGCAACCACTGCGGCGCCAGGTGCGACAGTGATGCCAGCTACTGGGACGAAGAGACTGAAACCGATATCGCTTTGGATTTGGTGTTCGACGGGCGAGTCGTTTACTGCTCGCCTCAGTGTAAGACTGGACACGAAGCCGAGGTCGCCGCCCGCAATGCCAGATTTGAAGAATTCAAGGTTCGGGTAGCGGCAGAGCGACCCGGCGTGACCTTCACCGAGTTCACCGGCGGATACCCTTGGTGCGGCAACAAAGGGCTATTCACTTTCCCCGGCGCCCAATACGGCGGCTCAGTCACCGACACGGAAGAAGGCACTGAGCTGAAGTGGTATGTAGCCCAGGGCGATAAAGCTGCCTGGGACTACTTCATCGCCGAGCAGTCAGCAGCCTGACCCGCCCTCACCTATTGCGCTGAACCCTAGGCACCGGCGCGGCAAGCACGTCGCGCCACCGGGCAAGTTCAGAGATCACCTTTAGCCCGTAATACGCCTCAGCTGCAAGCCTTTCATCAGGAAGGCTAAGCAGTCGGACAACCTCATCGCCGATCAGGCGTATCGCTTCCACATCGGTTTTCGTGCTCATCGCAGTCACCGTCAGGTTTTCGCTGAGTGCAGATCATCAACCCAATTTACGAATCACGCCAGCCGGCGAGGATCCCCTATGTCCGCACAACAGAAGAAACACCCCTTCGATTTCAAAACCCAATACGGACTCGGCTTCAACCCTCAGGACGATGAGATCGTTGTCGACTTCTTCTGCGGTGGTGGTGGTGCCGGTACCGGCCTGGAGATAGGCCTGGGCCGCGCGGTGAACGTGGCGAAGAACCACAGCCCGCAAGCGATCAGCATGCACACAGTGAATCACCCAGGCGCTAAGCACTTCACCACCGACGTGTTCGAGGGTGATCCGGACACCGAGTGCGGCGGCAAGGCCGTGGGCTGGTTCCACATGTCGCCCGACTGCACGCATCACTCCCAGGCAGCCGGCGGTCAGCCGCGCAAGCGCGAGATCCGCAACCTGTCGTGGATCGGGCTCAAGTGGGCGGGTATGAAACGGCCCCGGGTGATCAGCCTGGAGAACGTGAAGCAGATCCTGCAGTGGGGCCGACTGATCGCCAAGCGAGAAAAGGCCACCGGCCGCGTGGTGACGCTCGACCAGGTGCCGCATCCAACCAAGAAGGGAGCGACCACCAATCGGGTAGCCGCACAGGGCGAGCAGGTGCCGGTGTCCAATCAGTTCTTGGTGCCCGATCCGAAGCAGCGCGGCCGCACCTGGCGCCGCTTCGTTGCCTTGCTGGAAGGCATGGGCTATGTCGTTGAGTGGAAGGTGATCAGGGCCTGCGACTTCGGCGCGCCGACCAGCCGGGAGCGCCTGTTCATGATCGCCCGGTGCGACGGCCAGCCAATCGTGTGGCCGGAGCCGACCCACGCCAAGAACCCCACCAAGGGCCAGCAGAAGTGGAAAACAGCCGCCGACTGCATCGACTTCACCGACCTGGGCAAAAGCATCTTCGGCCGCAAGAAAGACCTGGCCCCGGCCACCTTGCGCCGAGTTGCCAAGGGCATGAAGAAGTTCGTCATCGATAGCGCGGCGCCGTTCATCGTGCCAATCTCCAACTGGTCGGGCGAGACGGTTCAGTCCACCGACGAGCCGCTGCGCACCGTCACCTCCTACCCTAAGGGCGGCGCCTTCTCGGTGGTCAGCCCGATCATTGCACCGGCAACACACCAAGGCAGCGACCGTATCAATGACCCGCTTGAGCCGCTGCCTACAGTGACCTGTGCAAACCGTGGCGAGCTGACACTGATCAGTCCTACGTTGATTCAGTCGGGCTACGGTGAGCGCCCCGGCCAGGAGCCACGAGTTCCAGGCCTGCACCAACCACTGGGCACGGTTGTGGCCGGCGGCGTGAAGCACGCGCTGGCTTCAGCCTGCATCGTCCAGGCTGGGCACGGCGAGGGCTTCGGTGCAAACAAGCGCCGCTCCCACGGGGTGAACGACATCTGCGGGCCGATCGGCACTGTCACTGCCAGCGGCGGCGGCCAATCCGTCAGCACCGCGGTGATGATCCAGGCCAACGGCGGATTCAACACCACTCACGCCAAGGGCATGCAAGAACCCATGACTACGGTGACCAACACCGGCAGTCAGCAGCAACTGGCCGTGGCAAACCTGGTGCACCTGCGCGGCAACTGCGATGCACGGGACTTAAACGACCCGCTGCACACCATCAGCGCAGGCGGCCTGCACCACGGGTTGGCCAGCGCATTCATGGAGCGGGCATTTGGCGGAAGTGTTGGCCAGGGCCTGGAAGATCCGGCGCCCACCATCACGGCCGGCGGCGGTGGCAAGAGTTCGCTGGTATCGCTCACCCTGTCGCCAGAGCACGAAGCGGGCGCCCTGCGCGTTGCCGCCTTCCTGATCAGCTACTACGGCACCGAGAACATCAGCGCTTGCGATGCGCCGGCGCCGACGATCACCACCAAAGACCGCCTGGCAATGGTCACCGTGATGGTCAAGGGCACGCCCTACGTAATCGTCGACATCTGCCTGCGGATGCTGAAACCGGCTGAGTTGTACAAGGCCCAGGGATTCCCCGCCGATTACATCATCAGCCACGGCGCGGACGGAAAGCCGTTCACCAAGACCCAGCAGGTGCACATGTGCGGCAACAGCGTCAGCCCGCCGCCGATGGCTGCGCTGGCAAGGGCCAACCACCCGTGGCGTGCTGTAGAGCGGCAGGCCGCGGCGGCATAAGCTAAGCAAACCACGCATGCCAAGGTGCTGTACTGAGCCAGTCGATGAGCGTGTAAATCCCCTTGAGGATCTGATCAACCAGCATTTGGAGCAAAAAATCTTCTAAGACTCGTTTCATTTGGTCCACCCCTTTTGAGGCGAACATTTTCACGCACTTTAGGGGGCTGCAGAATTCCCGAAACTTTAGCGAATGTCCTACACACCCTCGCCTCGCAATCTTTCACCCCTTGACACTCCACCGCCCGGGCATGGCCCATGCATGCGTCATTTACGGATAAGGATTTCCTGCTCAAGCCCCGGTCAAACAACTTGCCTGGTAAGAGTCGATCGTCGGTACAAAGCCATATCGCTTCTTTTGTGCGATCCATGTTCTAGCGAGCTCCACATCAAAGCTCCACCCATGGGTCTTCATCAATAAAAGTGCCGACTCTGTAATCCGATAGTGTCCGCAGCCCGGGCAGACTCTTTCCTCGTAATCATCACCGACATCTATTTCGGTCGCTGGCTCGTTGCAAATAAAACACGTCATGCAGCGCTCCTAATACCTGTTCAGCTCACTCTAGCTGACTCCGGCAATCCAAACACCCACCGCCCGGGCATTGCCCGGCAGGAATTCGTCATGTCCCTATCTCAGGCAAAGCTGAAAGAGCTGCTGCATTACAACCCGATCACCGGCGTGTTCACCTGGGTTATTGGTCGAAGCCGAACTGCCGCCGGCACCGCGGCGAACACCAAAGATCGGAAGGGTTATTTGAAGGTTGTCATCGACAAAAAACCCTAATACCTACATCGACTGGCGTTCCTTTTTATGGTTGGTGAGTTTCCTCCCGATCTGGTTGATCACATAAACGGCGATCGTGCGGACAACCGGTGGAGCAACCTCAGGCCCGCCACTTACCTGGAAAACGCGAGGAATCAAAAACTCAATAGCGGGAATCTGACCGGTGTTCGCGGCGTTTCCTGGGATGAGCGCTCAAGCTGGAAGGCATACGCCTATCAAAACAACAGGCAGATTTTCCTTGGACGATTCGATTCGCTGTTTGAGGCCGCAGCGGCGCGTAGATCGTTCGAGTTGCAGCACAAGTATCACGGAAACCACGGCCGCAACCCCGCAACCATGCGCAGCAAAATCCCTGTCGTGTATGTGGCTGGCCCATACCGGGCATCGAGTCGGGAAAAGATTGCCGACAACATCACCGCTGCGCGGGCAGTCGCCATTGCTGCTGCCCGCCTGGGGTGGTTTCCCATCTGCCCGCACACCAACACAGCGCACTTCGACGATGACCTGCCAGACCAAGACCAGTTCTTTCTGGGCGGCACCCTGGCGCTGATGGAGCGATGTGACGCCGTCGTGCTGGTCAATGGTTGGGGATGCAGCCAGGGAACGCTTGGAGAGATCCGGCGCGCCCGCGAGCTTGGCATGCCGATCTACGAACAACTTGAAGACTTCCCGACTGCCGCTCAGTTCTCCGGCATGACGGTTGTGAATGCCCATGATCTGGTAACGAGGGAGGCTGTATGAAGCGGATCTGCAAAAGCCTAGTACAAAAAAGGCCGCCGATTCCGGCAGCCTCATGAGCTTGATTGCAGTGATTACTTACAGCCAATCCGCGCTGGCAATTGCCCTTGCTTCGACTTCAAAGCTGTCTGGATGGCCTGAGGCAAATTGCTCCAAAAAGTCAGCCCGGACCGCTCCTCGATCTGATTCACGGTCACTTGGTAGTCGCAGAAGTTGGCGCCCTTCGGCGTCTCCTGGTTCATTACGAACGAGGCATAGACACCGCTCTCTGGCGAGCTGCCAACGAAGATGATTTTCCAGTATCCGCTGGGGATCGTGTGGACCTTGTTCGTACCCGGCAGCGTGCCTACGAAATGCTCGTAGAGTGGGCCGGTAGCGACGAACACCTGATCAACGCCCACTTCTTTACTGAGGTTGCGCTCTTGGTCCTCAAGGCGCGCCCAGGGCCCTTGGTTGAGGTCAGCCTTTTGCGGAGTGATGTTCGACAGGTAGTTGAGGGTTTGCCAGTCCGGAACGCCTGCCATCGAAGCCAAGTTGGCCTGGTGGCCACGGTCGACTTTGAGCGCGACGTTTGCGCCGTTGTAGTCCACCGGATCGAGCGTTTCACCGGCGGGAATGTCCGGATCGGTTTTCCAGTTGCGCGGACGTCCGCTTGCCGGTGTTTCCTTCGTGATTTTGTAGGAAACCCAGTTCGCAAACTTGGTCGAACCGTTGTTGTTCAGCGTATACGCCTGGCGATTCAGCGTCAGCGGACTGCCACCCGTTGGGCACCCCACTGAACAGTTATCGAATTGGACTGCTTGAACAGGCTGAACGCGCGGTGCGCTTTCAATCTGGGCCCCACCCTCTCGGGTTCGGTCAGTGGTGGTACAGGCCGCAACGAGCGGGATCAGCAGAAACGCGAAATTTCTCAACTTGATACTTCCTTGCATGGTGTAGCTCCTTTGGGTGAAACGATTACATCGAGAAATGGAAAATCAGCCCTGCGGTTCCACCGCAAGCTGACAGGAACATTGAAGCATATGAACGTTTCATTTTGGCGCTCGTGAATACCCATGACCGGGTAACAGCGGCCGCTTGAGGTGAATCAGAAGAGATGACCGGCAGGCCAAGGCGTTGAGTTAGTAGCCCAGAGGAAGGGAATTGTTTAACTCGCGGCTAAATGCGACAGCCTACCGATCAATGCCCACAGCGGGAGGGCCCGCTCCAACAGAGTAATAGAGCGCCCGCCGCGCAGCCCTCAACAACGAAACTCTGAAATGCATGCGCGACATGACATTTCTAGCACATCCCTCGGCCTCGTCCAGGGTCGAGATCAAATAAACCCTCCCCCTTCAAAGTCAGCCGCTATAGCGGCAAGGACGAGCTCGACCATGGAAAAGATAAAACTCGGCCCGGACCATTATCGCTACGTCGACGAGCTCGACCCGAAAGGCCTGGAAGTCACCTGCAAGAGGTACGTGGTTATCGGCGAAACCGATCAGTGCTGGTACATCGTGGACGAATTCCACAACAACCTGTTCGGCGGCTCGCAACGTGAATCCCTGCTGAAGCAGTACCGCAAGAGGGTGCTGAAGGAAGGTGGCGAGCATGGCCGGCGATTCGCCTACACAGATAAGTCCCTGGCGCTGCACTCGTACAAGCAACGCAAGTCCTGGCAGATGCGCCATGCCCAGTTGGCGCTCGAGCGCGCCCAGGCTGCGATTGCGTATTTCGGCGATACCCGGACCGCGAGCGCCGTGCCACCCGACAGGCTGATGGTCCCGTGCGAATACATCCAGGCCATGAACTGGAGCGAATGCTGATGAGCGGGCGTGCGGTTCACCTATACCCGTGGGATGGCGGCACCGAGGCAGATCAGGATCCGCCGGAGCACGTCTACTGCGGCACGGACGGCGACATGGCCGACGAACAGCTCACCAATGACTGGCGGTACGTCACCTGCAAGCGCTGCCTCAAGATCCACGAAAAAGAGCTGGCCGCGCGAGCAGCGGACGACCGAGAACAGAAGGTCAAGCTGTTCGACGAAGCTCAGGCCATCACCATCACCCTAGGGCACCGGAATATCTCGACCGCCATTAAGGCCTTGGTCAGGGAGCGCGACGAACTCAGGCATGAGCGTGACCGCCTGCGCGAAGACCGGGACGGCTTGCTCGAAGCAGGAGCACACCTACTATGATCGCCACCATCTGGTTCGCCTACGTGTTCATCTACAAGGAGCCAAGGCCATGAGTGAAGGAATCAGGCCAACTCAGGATCGAGCAGAAAACAGCATCGCCGAGTTTTTGGCTAAAAAATTTGCTGAATGTCCGCCGTTTCATATGTGCGAGGACGGAGATGATGGTTGGGCGTTCTGGATTGTCGAGCAAGACGGCGAAAATGATGGAGACACCACGTCCTACGTCCATCACGACTTGAAGATCGAGTGGTACGGGACAAGCTACGACCCTACAGACGATCAGCAACCCGCCTAACCCCAATCCCTCTACATGCCTGCTGGCGAGCAGGCTTAGGGCAGCTGGCTATCGATCCACCGTTCAGCAGCCACCATCGCTTCATCCAGCGCTGCAGCGTAATCCGGCCATGGGCCTTCCAGTTCTGCTGCTACCTCGCCCATACCATCGATGGGCGCTGGCTCAATGACCTTGGCAGCCGCGGGTGCATCGTCGTTTGGACGGTTCCAGGCGAACTTGAGAAACATCTTGTGACCCCGATAAACGTGGGCAATCGGTACATCGAGGTTGTGTGACACGTGCCCTCCTTTTGATCGGGGCGAATTACTAGAAGTTGTACACCCGTATTCGCGACCGGTGAATACGAGCAAAAAGCCACCACTCCATTCCCCTACATGCCTGCCGGTGAGCGGCGGGCGAGGTATTCCTATGCGCGAGAAATCACCTATCCAAGACCTGAACGGCGCCGACTTGGCTCTCTGGGCGGCACGCGCCCAGGGAATAGAGAAACGCCGGAAGATCAAACTCTATGCCTCGGGGCCTTGCTTGTACCGGGATACCGGACTAGGAGGTGAGCCCTTCCCTTTTCGACCGGACTCGCACCTCGGTGACGCAGCGATTCTCATCCAAGAGATGACGCAGGCAGGAATCTTGACCATCTTCGCGCACGGCGCGCAGTTCGAGGCCAAAGGGTTTGGACACGTTGGTTTTACCGGCTCGCCCTCCGAAGCGCTGACCCGCTGCTACCTCGCCTGGAAGCTCGGCATGCAATTCATGGCCACGCCAACCAACTGAACCCACCTTCTGCCGCCCAGCGCGGCATGGACACCATCATGGAAATGCAGAGCGAAACACTTGCCGAGGAAGAGCTAGCGGCAATCACTGGCTACATGATCCCTTCGGGTCAGATCGCTTGGCTCAACCGAAATGGTTGGAAGTACGTACTGACCCGGGCGCGTCGGCCGGTTGTTGGCCGGGTTTATGCCCGGATGAAGCTGGCAGGCGTGAAGCCGTCAGCAGAAAACGTTGCGGCTGAAGCCTGGTCGTTGGATCTATCAAAAGTAGGATAAGTCGATGCGAGCAAAAAAGGCGGCAAACAGGGACCTGCCGCCGCGAATGATTCGGCGTGTACGCACGCTGAAAGGCGGTAAAGAGTGGGTTGGTTACTACTACGACGGGAGGAATGAAGACGGGAAGCGGGTAGAGATCCCGCTTGGGGGTGATTTGGATATCGCCAAGGCGGAGTGGGCAAAGCTCGATTGCAAGCCGGTGCCGAAGAAGAACGCCCTACTGGGCCAAGTGTTTGATCGGTACGAGCGCGAAATCATTCCAGGCAAAGCCCCCAAGACACAGAGCGACAACCGCTTGAGCCTGAAACAGCTGCGTAAAGCGTTCAGTGATGCGCCTATCGATGCGGTGACTCCACAGATCATTGCGCAGTATCGCGACAGCCGTACCGCCAAGGTACGCGCCAACCGAGAAATCTCTCTGCTGTCACACATCTACAACATCGCACGCGAGTGGGGACTAACGGAAGCCAACCCGGCCGCCGGCGTGCGCAAGAACAAAGAGACGCCGCGCGACTTCTATGCCAGCGAGGAAATCTGGGGGGCTGTATATGCGGTGGCAGCCGCAGAACTGCGCGACGCGATGGACCTGGCTTACCTGACCGCTCAACGCCCAGCCGACACGCTATCGATGCGAGAGGCAGACGCGGTTAACGAATTCCTGCAGGTATCCCAGGGCAAGACGTCCAAAAAGCTGCGAATCCGCCTGACGGCCGCCGGCACACTGAATGATTTGGGCGTACTGGTTGAGCGCCTGATTGCACAGAGACGCGTCCGCGGAGTTCGAAACCCGTATCTGATCGTCACCGAGGATGGGAGGCAGGTGACCAAACACATGCTGAGATTGCGTTTTGACGATGCGCGAGACAAGGCAATTGTCATCGCCAGAGAGTCAGGCGACGGCGTGCTGGCAGCAAGCATCCGACAGTTCCAGTTCCGTGACATACGCCCAAAAGCCGCCAGTGAAATCCTGGACCTGGGCGATGCCAGCCGCCTGCTGGGGCACACAGACAAGCGGATAACCGAGACTGTTTACAGGCGTGTTGGGGAGATCGTGAAACCGACCCGCTGA